CTGGTCTGCGGTCTGATCCGCGCTCACCTGCCCTACAAAAAGGTGGAGAAGGTAAGGCAGCAGAACTCACGGATTGGTTTGGGGCTGATGGGTTTGCATGAGTGGTTGCTCAAGCGGAACTATCGGTACGAGATGAACGATGAACTGAAGAAATGGTTATCAACTTATGAAAGAGAATCAGAGCGTAGCGCAAACGAGCACTGTGATAGATTGTTTCTTAACCGCCCTAAAGGATATAGAGCGATTGCTCCGACAGGAACCATCTCCATCCTCGCGGGTACAACCTCTGGAGTGGAACCGGTCCACTCCGTTGCATACCGTAGAAGGTATCTTACGGATGGAACGAGATGGAAGCACCAGTTTGTGGTTGACGGCACTGCCGAGCAGCTCATAGCGGAAGGCGTGAAACCCGACTCCATAGAGTCTGCCGTGGATCTGGCTGCTGATCCAGAGAGAAGGATCAAGTTTCAGCATGACCTTCAGAAGCATGTGGACATGGCAATAAGTTCCACGTTAAACCTTCCTACATGGGAGGGTGCTGTCAGCGAAGACAGAGTGGCAGACTTCGCTAAGATTGTAAGGAAGTATGCCAGTGGATTAAGGGGTCTAACCTGTTACCCGGATGGTGCTAGGGGTGGACAACCAATAACACCTGTTCCTTACGAAGAAGCTCACTCCAAGAAGGGTGTGATCTTTGAAGACAACAGTGAGGAGCAATGCCTATCAGGAGTTTGTTCCCTATGATTGATGTTACGATAGATGATGATGCGCTGTCTATGCTGAAGCAGACCATAGATGATCGAATGGAGTACAAGAACAAGCACAACATCAAGAGTATGCGGATCTCCAAGAAGGAGACTGACAAGCAGGTGTGGCTTAGAGGGTTGCGTGGTGAGTACGCACTGTCTAAACTGCTGGGGATCTCCAACAAGGGATCTCTTCGACACTCAAAGGGTGGTGACCGTGGATTTGACTTCGCTGTAAACGGAACCACCATCGAACTGAAGACAACTAAAGGGTGGAACCTGATTGTCCAGAAAGATTACAGGAGGCTGAAGGGTGATGTGATTGTCGATGCTCAGGACATCGCACCTGACACCATCCGCTTTAGGGGTTGGGCCACTAGGGATGAGTTCTATGACAGATGTCACCAAGCAGACTTAAAGTACAAGGATGCCAATGGCTCTACCGCCAGAGATGTGATGAACCCCGAAGACCTGAACCCAATGGAAACATTAGAGGAACATTTACATGCTAGAAAAGACACCGAGATGGGAGAACCGGAAGTACCTTGATTGGGTTGCAACCCTTCCCTGCTCCCACTGTGGGATAGAGGATGAGACTATCGTTGCTCACCATCTTAAGCATCGCTATGCTCCGTGGTCTGGTGGCGTAGCATACAAGGCATCAGACTGGTTGACGATGCCTTTGTGTTACTCGTGCCATGACAAGGCACATACAGGAGAGAAGTCAGTCGTTGACTGGCAAGCACAACTAATTTTTATGACTTTAGACAAGGCTTTCAGGGATGGTATAATAAATGGATGATCAGAAGATGGAAGATTCAAAGCTGTTCCTTGCGGAAACTGATGAAGAGTTTGCCAGGAAGTCAGCCTATGTTAAGATGGCTCCGTTCTATACGAAGATCATCAAGGCTAAATACTTTCTGGAAGCGCATGGTACAGTGGCAGAAAGGGAGTCCAAAGCGTATGACTCGAAAGAGTTCCGTGAGTACATACGAAAGCTGGATGAAGCAACCGTAGAGGCAGATGTGCTCGAAGCAAAGAGAGAGTCAGCCAAGCGGGAAGTAGATATTTGGAGAACACTTAGTGCAAACCGTAGAAACGGATAGGAGATACAATGGCACAGCAATATGAGCAGAAGGATAATGATGGGGCAGCCTTCCCGGTTGATTCAAAAACGGAAGACTGGCATGATGATTACTCAGGTAAAATCATGGTGGATGGGAGCATGTACTGGCTTGGTGTGAGGGATATGAAGTCCAAGGCTGGGAAACCCTACCTCAAACTGAAGGTAAGACCCGTGAACAGCGGTGCCAGTCAATCCCAGGGGGGTGACCTACCATTCTAGCAAAACCCCGTGACGGTCAATACAGGAGGTCTGATGACTGAATACACCATACGCTATCACACTGGTGATAAGGTACTTCTTGAGTACGATCACGCTGCCCACAGCTATGTGGTGGAGGAGGAGAAGGTTCCCAATGTCACCACCCTCATAGATGGGGTGTTCCCTAAGTACCTCACAGAGTGGGCTGCTAAGTGTGGTGCTGACTACTGGAAGACCCACAGCGATGAAGTCGAAGACATGTATCACGGCATCATCCGCGCACATAAGGAGGTCAGCGGTGCTGCCAGGGATATAGGGCATGAGACTCACTACTGGCTAGAGGAGTACATCAACAGCTCCATCAAGAATCCCAACGAGGTTGACTGGAAGCTGGGTGCGCTCAGTGACAAAGCAAAGAACGCAGTCCAAGCCTTCCTAAAGTGGGAAGCTTCCCATGACATTGTGTGGATGGGCAGTGAGAAGAAGGTCTACTCTAAGGAGTATGACTATGCTGGAACCATTGATGCGATAGCCATGATCAATGGCAAGTATTGCATTGTGGATTTCAAGACAAGTGCAAAGATCTATAAGGAAGCTTATGTTCAGTTGTCAGCCTATGCTCAAGCTGTCGAAGAGATACATGGCAGATCAGTAGATCTTGCAGTTGTGTTGAGGTTGGACAAGGAAGAAGACAAGTATCAAGAGGCTGCGTTCATTCCCTCTGATTACTTCCATGTCTTTCTGATGGCTATGCAAATGAAGAAGTTCCAATCAACAAGAATAAAAAAGGAGAAGCTATGAAGGAAGAGAGTTTACTGTGGATGATGCATCACCACCTAGACTCTGCGATAACACTTATGAACATGATAGTACAACAGGAACTGCTGGATTTGGATGTTGTGGAATCCTACATAGAGGAGGTCGCTAAAGGAACTGACACTATCTGGGAGGAGCAGGTGTGGAAGAAATACTCAGAGGCTCTATACTATAACGAAGAGAACACTGGAAACGTTATTAAGTTTAGACCAGAATCAAGGGGTCCAGATAATTAGATTGATTTAATCTCCTCAACACAGCCAATGGGAAAGGCTGTAATAGAAAAGGGAGTACCCTGTGGATCATCTGCTGATTGAACCACGCGGGTACTCCCTATTTTTATTTCCTTCTCATCTCTGGATATGAACCACCCCACACTCTGCATGGTGGGGATAGTTACATCCTCTGCTGGTGTCCAGTCAGCAGTTTGCAGGATGTCTACCCAGGTTACAACAACTAATTCTTTTTCTTTTTCCTGTTCGTTGTCAGTGGTCCTGGGATGATCCATCCAATCACCATTGGAAGTAACAGAACCAAGCCTAACAGCCATCCACCCATTCCAACGAGCTTACCCAGCAGGGTGAAGAAGTTATCCGGTGCTTTGTTGACAACGGTATCTGCGGTGACAGAGATTGGTTCACCTTTAGTCTGGCCCGTGGCACTCAGGGCAGAGGCAGTCGCAGCCACTGCTCCCCCTGCGAGTGCTGGTACAATCACACCCCCCGGCAAGACACTCGTTGCACCAACAACTGCGGTAGTCGCTGCCCCCGTTATCAGGCTGCTCTTTAGACTGCTGCATCCTACGATACCTAGCAAACAAACCAGAATCAGGCAAGAACGTACATAACGATCATAAGAATTATTACTGCCCATAATGGCTTCTCCTCAACATGTTTCCAGATGGTCTTAATTATGTTCATATTGTCTCCGTTTATTTTGTATCCGTTATAAAGTAAATGATGAACCACATCCGCAGGAAGATGCTCCCGTAGGTGGGGTGAAATGAAACGATGGTCTGAATGGGTCGTTGTCCCAATCCATAACTGCATCTCCAAGTAGGTCAAGGGAATGGGCATCAGAGTAAATAGTTTCTGAAATCATTGTCGCATCCGTTGGCAGCTCTCCAGTGGGAGATAGCTTTATTTTGTAGCCTGAACATCCTCCACCTTCTAAGAAGATTCCTAAGTATCCCTCTCCATTGATGACCTGATCCACCTTGTTCTGTGCAGCTTCTGTTATCGTCATTAGTCAAGTATTTTCCTCACCACTTCTCTTCCCTCCCAGTTGTCTTCGACTTCTACCTCGTGCTTCTCGCAAGCGTAACGGGTATTGGTGTCAGCATTATCTTTCCATCCGTTCCGACTCAGCGTTCTTTTCATGGCGAGACATCCCGGCACCCCCATCTCTACCCACTCTCCTTTCTCGTTCTCATGGTGACCCATGAACTCAATGAGATTACCGTTAAGGAATAGCATAAGAACAAACATTATTTTAATAGTCATCGTGCGCTTCCATTGTGTGCCTTCAGCTCTGCTACATTATCCTTGAGTATCTCCACCTTCCCCTCAAGAGTTTCTATTCTCTGCCTGTAGAAGTCTAGGGTGAGTGCTTGTTGTTGGTCAAAGGGTGCTTTACCTGTTTCGATGTTGTGTAAAAGCTTATCGAACTCACCCGACAGGTGTTCAATTAACATGA